CCAATGTCAATAGTTGGCTGAGGGCCAGAGGGTGGGCGGACACCCGGAGCCACCTCCGGATAGATCGTGGGGCCACCAGGACGAATGCTTGGGCCAATATTTCGAAGCGTGTGCTCTAGCAAATCGCTTGTCGGGATAAAGTTTTGAGCCATTGGCATGCCGCCCTGTGCTCCTGGACGAACTGCGCCAGGTGCCCCTGGGCGTGTCGGCATTACTGCCGGCATGTTAGGCGTAGAATTCTGGTCTGGCTTGATGCCAAACGACGGATCAGTGGACGCAAATGCTCCAGCTCCAGACCCTGCTGGGGCAGGTGGAAGTTTATCTTGAGTGTTGTCAATTGAATTGACGTACACGTCAAACCCGCCAGCATCATTTCTAATTCGCAGGGTCCACCCCTGATCTCCGTTAGAAATCAAACCGCTTGCGAGGATTGAGTCCGTAATGTTAAATACGGAATCGCTAATCCCCTTCTTTTCTTGAAGCCATTTCTGAATTGAAGCTCGTGCGTCTTTTGAATCAATGCCGTCGTCAAAGATCTGTCGTGCGTATTCAACAATCTTATTGCTTGCAAGGACAACTGACCCTCCGACCGTCGTCATCTTAATTGAATTGTAGAAATCTGGGCCTTTCGTAGCCGCCCACCTGGCAATGCTTGTCGCATTAAGGAGCCCTTGCTGTAACCCATCCCCGAGAACAAGAGTGGCCTTTCCCTGATCAACACTGATGAAGGGAGTAGCAAAGCTACCGGTCTTGCCCTCAGAGTTCCTTAGCCAGAGCCCATACTCAATGAGTTGGTTAACGGTCAGCTTGAAAGCCGCCTTTTCCCCCCACACGGTCCCTCCTGCTCCGTAGCCTCCCTCGCTCTTACTTGTCTTGACAATAACAAGGTCGTTACTGTCCCCGACAGTGTTCCCGCCTCCTGGGACTGCCACATAGCCGATGTTCTGGTCACCTTCAGCTAGGCGAATAACCCTTGCGTAATAAGGGTTACCCTTCGAGTCTTCAGTAAGGGTATAGTTGTCTTTGTTAATATTTGCTGCAAGCTCTACCCTGTTCGTAAACGTGCTTCTGCCTGCGATTGTCTGGGTTGGATCATAATCGTACACGTAAACGTATCCTGGCGTATTTTTTACAAGCTCTGGGATCTGCTTTGACTCCAACGCGAGCCGAAGAACGTCAGCTGTAAGGAACGTGCCGAACCCGCCAACTTGGGTAATGGTTTCCTGAAGAAGCTCCCTATCTCCACCGAGCAGCATAAACGTCTGGCCAATTGGAAGAGAGAAAGCGTCCTCTGGATTTGACTTTAGAACATGAAGGAACGTAGCAAAGTCTGAAGCGATATCTACTTCCGACGCTCCAGCCATCGTGCCAACGCTTTGCACAGCCGTAATAAGAGAGTCTAGGTCCTTAATGGTTGGGTTGTCAAATAGGCCGCTAATGTCACCCTTGGCAAACCGCGTAATAATGTCCTTCTTCCCTGACTCCGTTACATTGTTCGGGGAATATCCGCCAATCTCCATGGCCAGATTGTTTAGCAAGTCGGCTGTAGTCGCCGGCTCACCTGATCCTCGGAATGCGATGTTCCCGCCAACCTCACCGTATTGCGTGCTAAATCGCATCACTGAGGAGGACGAAGAGGCAGAGAATAGGCCGTCCGTAGCCGCTTCGCTCGTGGAGGCAATAAACGCAGGCCAATTTGGCCCAAGCTCCTTGCCGTAACCCTGGGCCTGAAGCTGCTGCAACTGCCTTGTGGTATCGGTAACAGTACGAAGAACCTCATCCATTTGCGCTTTGCTCATACCGAGCGCCATGGCGCCGCTTCGGTAAATGTTCGCCACATCCCAATTTGCTTTGCCTGAGATTTGGCTAAACGTTTCCAACCATTGACGCCCCCCACCCTTGGCAATTGCCGTCTTTAGAACCTCTTGTGTATTTTTGTCTGATGAGAAATTGGCAATAACTGGCTTAAGAAGCGACTGAAGGGCCTTGGCCATGGCGTCGGCTTCGTCGTCCATCGCCTTGTTTACAGTCTCCAATCGACCGCTTTCAATTTCATTTTCGTTACGAGCAACTGCGTTAGCTCGTGCGGACTCAATAGCTCGGTATGTCTTGCTGGTCTCGGTAAGACCAGCAGCCAAAGCAGCCTTAAGCTCCTTGTCGTAGAAAGATACAAGCTGGGCTGCCGTATACTTCTTTTCATTAAACCCGTTGACCATCTGCTCATTAGCGTAGTCATACGATACCGTGTAAATTTTGCTCTGGAGTCGTTGCTTGTCCGACGCAGTCATGGCTGAGTCATTTGCAAGGCCGTTCATAATTTCTTCGTAAACTGATGCGGTAATCTTGTCAGTGCCGCTGAGGCCAAACAGGGCCAAGTCTACGGCGTTGCCGTCCTCGTATGCCCGATCCAGCACCCTCTCCATGTCGGAAAGCGACTGAACTCGGAACTCCTCGGCTCGGCTGCGGAATCGTGCGGCTCCGACCGTGTCGCCGGAAGCCTGCGCTGCAGCAGCCTGATCAAGGTACCACTGGCGCACGGCCGTAGCGGTTGCGGCAGACGTAGCTCCGCCTGAGGTGAACGTACCAGCTGCGGTACCAGACGTCATGTTTGTCCGGTACGCAGTGATCATCGTGTCTTCCTGAGAGGCTCGCTCCTCCTTAAGGAGTGAGTACACCAGAGCGGATAGGTTCTGTGACCCAGCCGCAGATCGTCCGAATCTACCTTTACGAGCCATTATTCACCTCCGATTGCTGCGGCGACGTCTTCTGGGAGCTGTCCGCCTGCCATCATCTCTTGTGCAAGCTGCTGTTCAGGGGAGATCCCTCCCGGCTGACCTGGCTGCTGCGCGTTTGCTGGGAGCATCTCAGGCGGCAATTCGCCCATCTCTCCACCATTCATCATCTCGGTACCAGTGGCTGCGCCAGCTTGGCGGAAGGCGTTCATTGCTGAAGCCTGCTGCTCTTGGAACTGCGCCTCTGCGCCTGGTGGGGTTTGTACCCCCATCTGGCCCATCTGAGCCTGCATCTGCGCCTGCATCTGCTGGAGCTGCATGAACATCATCATGAGCTGGCCCATCGTGAGCACTGCCGCTGGGTTGAGGGTTGCGTCGGTCTGCTCCTCGCGGATGAGTTCCTTCTCGCCCTCTGGGTCCTCTACGCCAACGCGGTCCATTGCGCGCTCCGAGCTCCACACTCGACCCTGAACAAGGTTGAGAGCCGTCTGAGCAAGCTCAAGCGTATCTCGTGGCGTGAGCTCTGGTGGGGTAATCTCAATGCGGTACTCTGCGCCGATGACTTCTGCAACGGCCTTATCCTTGGCCTCCCACAGACGGGCAGACATTTCCCACACCTTCTTGACCCACGAGTACAGAAGCTTGCGCTTTGGCGCAATGCGCTGCTCGTAGTTGGCAACCAGCGACGCAATTGCTCGGCTTGAGCCGAGAACGCTTGACGGCGCCAATCCTAGGAGAAGGTCGTTGAGTCCCGTGACTACCGCGATTTCGCGGTCAATGCGCTTGTTGTAATCTTCAACCTGGAACTGCGGGATAAACGGCTGAATTGCTCGGAGCTCGTTGCCCGGTCCAGGGGTCGCCACGCGGCCTGGCTTTGGAATTGCATTTGCCGGAACTTCATCCGGAGCGTCGCCTCCAACGAGCTGCCACATCTGTCCACCCACAACGGACTGGATCATCTGGGCTTGAGCAGTGATTCGCTCGTCCTTCTCGCGGAGAAGCTGCTCAACGTCAAACAGCTCGGACTTGCCGTACGGGCTGCCTGGGATCATGCTGTTGCGGAGAGGGATGTACGGAAGAAGTCCGCCAAGCTCTGGGTGCTTGGTGGTTCGTACGATGGTGTTGCCGACGATCAAAGCGTTGCACACAATCGGCGCCTTGCCTGGCTTGGTTGGATGCTTGTACCAGTAGTCCAGCACCGTGATCTTCATCTCGTCGTACGCCGTCTGCACTCGGGCAGGGTCTCGGCTGTACTCCTTGGTGTAGAGGTTGGCAAGCGGATCGGAGTGGCCGGCGTGGTAGGTGTACGGGTGCCACTGATTTCCCTCTTGCACAGGGATCACCGCGATGCCGAAGTCTTCCATGACTGCCTGTGGGCTCAGGCCGTAGGTGTAGATTGCCCAGTCAATGCGGTTGTAGTTGGAGTCGCCATACCCAAGGTACAGGTTCTCTGGGGTGTCAATGATGCTGATCTTGGGGATCTTAGCAATCGGGTCCCACGAGATCTTTGCTGCCGTGTGGCCGTAGAGGCCCTTGAGCAAGCACGCCTCTTCAAGGCGCACTTCAAACTCGTTTGCCTCAAACCAAGCGAAGAGCAGTCGCTCTCGGCGAGCAGCCGACTGGCGGCCTTCCTTGTCCATAGCGGTTGGGACGTAGTTGATGACTGGTACCACAGCCTGCAGTGAGGCTGGGATGTTGACGTAAGCAGGATGCACGTTGACAGAGACGTGTGCACGCCCGGCAGTGCGAGCTGACGGGTCCTCCGCCCAGTGATCGGCACCGCCGAGCGTGAGCGTGTTCGGGTTGTAGAAGTGGTCGTATCGTCGGAATTGTGATCGCAGGCGTGCCTGTTCCGGCTCCTGCATCTGCTTCTTGCTGTATGCTTCCTTGAGCAGGCCATACTCTTCGCTGACATTTGGGTCAACGCCCTGCATCTGCAGGTTAGTTGCGGCCATGGAAATGGCCTTCGCCTCGTACGGCGGCAGCTTAACTGGCGGAATAGCCATTAATCAGAACCTCCAAAGTAAGTGAAGACCGGGTTCTCAACGTAACCAGATCCGTGTCGAAGGGCGTAGCGCACAGCTACAGCTAGTGCCATTACCGCGTCCTGCTCCAACTTCTTGTCGTCCAACTTATATGAGAGCAACTGACGACGTAGTTGCATCCATATTCCCGACCTAGGGAACTTAATCATATTCTTATCCATTGCTGCCTTTAGGTCAGACAGCAGTTCAAGCTTCTTAGCCTTAGTGCCACCGAAGTCGTATCCCCTTAGTGGCTTAATAACACTAAACTCTTGCTTGAACAGTTTACCTCCAAACCCAGTCTCATCCACTACGGTAACGCATGAAGACTGTTGGTTATACAGTAGATGTCCTTCTCTAACCATATTCACTACTGCTTGGATTGTTTGTTTTCCTGTTCTCGTCCTCGCTCGCACTCCTATTATACCATTTCTGTCGGTGCTGTCAAGTGTGATGGCCCAGGTACTATCACTCATAATGCCAGGGTCGCAGCCCTGGATGTACCGGCGCTTGTTCTCAGGCATCTGCTCAGCTGGCAGGGTGTCCACAAAACACCCGTCCACGGAGGCGGAACTGAAGTATGAGTCCGACGCCTCAATGAAATACCCGTCAATGTTCTGTGGGATGAGGTACTCTGCCTGCTGCCGAAGAATGGCATCAAATGTGTCAGTGGCTAGGCCGTACCCGACGTTGTCCCTAGTGGAAAGACGGAAGCTAAAGAACTGTGGGTCGCGGTCTGGGTTGGCCTCGTTGCCCATCTCCCAGAGGTCTGCGTAGTCATTGATGCCCTCTGTAGGGGTGCCGATGAAGTGGAGCTGCCCACCAGTGGACAGACGCCGTAGGTTGAGAACCTCTTGGTAGATCTGAATGAGGTGCGGCTCAAAGGCTGCCTCGTCAAACGAGATGCCATTCATGTCCTTGCCAAGCAGGGCCTTGGCCTTTTCCTGCGTTGTGCGGAAGTGGATGTTTGCCCCGCCGATCAGTGGGTGGAACTGGAGCCAGAGGTACTCCCCGCGGTACTTCTTTGTGTGCTCTACCACCTTGCCGATCTCGTCAATGATGGGGCACCCTCGACCCCTCTGCGCTGGGTGGCTGCCCTCAAGGATCATAGCAATCTCTCGGTGAACCAACTCTGCGGTCTCCTGTTGGATTCCTACGTGGTACCACTCGTACGGAGCGTTCTGCCACCGCATCGCGTCCTTCTGTGTGCCGTCAGGTGGTTGCACCCCTAGCTTGTAGAACGCGCTGTGGAAGACTGCCACGGCCATCCCTAGCGTCTTGCCAGCTCGGTTACCAGCAGAGCAGACCGTCGTCAGGTACTTTGGTCGCCAGCCGGAGTCGTCTCTGGCAGCAATACCATTAACCCAGCGCTCCTGTCCTGGGTGGAGCTCAATCCCTAGCCAACGCTTGGCAAAGAAGATTGGGTTGTTGCGGCCGGCGGCAAGGTCCCTTGCTGCGTCGCTAGTGACTTTCAAGCTTTGTTTCTTGCACTAATAGCAGCGGCCTTCTTCTTGGCGTCGGCTTTGCTGCTTGCTCCCCATGCTTGTAGGCTAAGGAGCAGGCGAGTAGGACGACCCTTCTCGTCTCGCTCCGGCCCCCGCATGTTCCCCATACGGGCCAAGAAAGAAGCTCGTCGTGGATTGTCGCCCTTCTTGACTGGTGGGCGTAGCTTCCCGCCCTTGTAAGATGCGCGGCCCTTTGCGTTCAAGCCGCCCTTAGGGTTCTTCCCCTCTTTACGCGTCCAGGCTGGTGTCTTTGCCATCAGTGATCTCCTCTGCTTCCATTTCAATCATGTGTACAACGGGTCCGCCGCCGAGAATACCGGCTAGGGTAATAGACAGATCTCTGTCTGCGGACTTCTCTACCCTTCGATCAATCATCTCCTGTGCTCGCAAGCCTTCAGCTAGTGTCGGCATAAGTTCGCCAGATCCAACCATTGACATGACTTGGTCGCGCACTAGAGACGCTAGGTCTCCGTTGACCCTGATGGTCTTCTGCTGCTTCTTGAACTGCTTAATCGCGGCAGCTTTCATGGATTGGAATTCGTCAGTAAGGTGGTCGCGCTTGTGGTTGCCAAGAGTAATGCGCGAGATGTACCCGCCCTGATCCTTCAGCCACCGGGCGATCTGCGTGTCTGGCACGCCTCTCTTCATCCTTTCATTGATCTGATCAGTGAAAGGGCTGCGGCATGCAGCGCACTGTACGAGTACTGGGTTCAAACTAGCGAGTGCGGCCATACTTAGTGTTGTCCTCGTCCAGCCAGCGCTGCAGTACTAGCAGTGCGGCGCTAATTGCCGAAGCTGCGACTGCCTTTGCGCCCTCGCCGTCAAGGTCAAAGATACTTACGCCTAGCCCAAGGAAGACTGCGATTGCAGTCGACAGGGCCGCCTGAAGCGCGTCCAGGCCTGCGGCGATGATCTGATCTTTCATCGTCTTGTCTCCTTTGGCCACCTTGATTTTGCCGACAATGCCCTGGGCGACCTGTAGGGCGAGAATCGTGTCTACCGCTGTCTTACCCTGGGTAGCGGGTTTCTGGGGCTCTACGGGCCGCAAATCGGCCTGTACGGGCGTTTTAGAGGTAGTCTGAGCAGCTAGCGTAGTAGCCACAAGAGCAGATGAGCTTACAGGCACGATCTGTGAGCTGAGCACCGCAGTTGGGGCAGGTGCGGATGACTTCTTCTGGGCTGCCGTGAAGATTAGGCAGCGCTTGTGGGGTGCGTCTCCTTTGGAGGCCGCAATAGCTTTCAGGTCCGCAATTGAGACCACAACTGCATATGTCTCTTTTCCCTTGCCAGTCATCGTTGGGTCCGCCCATTGTACCTTCCCTCCAACCATCGCTGCGCAGGTCATGTGACCGTACGTCTTCCCCGGGTTCCTCTTTTGATGCTTCTTGTGCCACACGCTCATCGGTACGGTTGCAGGGTAGCCCTTTGCCTGCTGCACGTTAATGCCGACGACAGCGCCGGCCTTAAGAGCTGCAACCACTTCATCCCATGACTTAGCGTACTTAGGCTTTAAGCCGACAAGCGGCGCTGCCTTTACTAGCTGGTATAGCGAAGTAGGTGTTCCCTGACCCTGGATGTCCTTGCGGCCAACTTTCTCAAGGAAAGCAACACCATCCTTTGAGGTAAACGTTGACCCAGTTAGGAAGTTAGCCGCGGCCATGAGAGACGCTGGGGCGCAGTCGTCCATCCAGCCGCCCTTCTCAATGTTGTCTGTCTGCGTTACAATCTTTAGTTTACTCATTATCTCCCACCATTCATCCAGGCTAGTACTCCCCCAAGTCCGCTTATTCCAAGTAGCGCAATGACGAATTTAGCCAACCGGTAGGCTCCGCGGGTCTCCGCAAGCTCAACCTTGATCTCCGCCAGGTCGCGCTCAATGCGCTCAAGGCGTTCAAGTACTTGGCTGACGTCGCTCTTAGTCATTTTTGACACGTTCGTAGATTGATCCACAGGCGTCGCATGTGTACCACTCTCGGCCATTTGGAACAGGCTGGTTATTCCCCTCTTGCGGACATCCAACCGTTGTGCAGATAAGGTCCCACATTATGCAAGTGCCATTACGTTTAGTTGCCAGTATGCAAGGGACAATACAAGCCCGTTAGTCGTTTGCGTAGTTCCATACAGTTTAATTTTTCTTGCGCTTGTCGTGTCTGATGTCCAAACCAGATTGCTAGCCACCGTTCCACCTCGACCGCTGGTACCAAAGTTGTCAGCTCGTCCAAAGTTAAGATCAGAAAGAACGGTATTGGAAGAGTCTGTCAATGATACCCGAACAAATGCATATTGTACAGTTGTGGTATTTAACGATACATACCCAGTCATGGTGACAAAGAACTTCTGGCCAACAAAATCTGGAGTAAATGATACCTCGCAGGTAGACCCGCCGATTGCGTAATACGTTCCAGCAGTTGTTACGGTAACGGTGTCCGCTGTTCCCGATTTGCCAGCACCAGCCTGGTTCCAACCAGAGAGCTTAATGTAATCAGACGCAGTTACCTGGTTGAACGTTACGTTGCTGGTTGTCCCAACATCCTGGCCGATTGCGATGCTTGGTGTTGACGCATTACCAGTGCCACCAGTTACGGTTACACCTGTTCCGCCAGAGACGGTAGCAGCAAAGTTCCCGCTGGTGATGTTTGACGTGGAGTGCGTGTGGCCGGAAAGGCTTACTGCTGTGCCACCCTGTGAGAGTGTTCCAGATGTTACGTCAAGTCCCGACGATGTGATCCGTGCTCGTTCCACACCAACAACGTCAAAGGAGAGCGTGTCGTCAGAAGTAATGTAGTTAATACCATCATTGCCATTGAGTTCCAACTCCGCAAACCCAGCGCCACCAGCCTTAATACCGACTGTAACACTTTGCGCCCCAGCGATTTCAAGTTGGTGGGATGGTGCGTTGGTTCCAATACCAAACTTACCAGCGGGGGTAATACGCGCTCGTTCTGCGCCACCTGTGCCAAACACAAGAGCACCGTTGGTCTCTGCGTTCCACAAATATCCAACATCGGTATCTGCCATAAGCAGGTATAGACCGTCTTCGGTTCCAGATCCAGATGTGGTGTTCAGAAGCTGTAGCTTAGAGTCGGCCTTATTGATTTGAAGGTTATTTGTCAGGGACGAATGGGTGTGGGCTGCCCCAGGAGCGGCCCAGATTGTATCGTAGTTGGTGCTGCTGTTCTTGGTAAGGATATCGCCAGCGGCACCGCCAGCGGCTACTCCTGGTCCGGTAGCGCCAGTAGCGCCAGTAGCGCCAGTCGAGCCAGTCGGACCCGCAGGACCAGTGGCTCCAGTAGCGCCCGTTGCACCAGCTGGGCCCGTCGGGCCAGTATCGCCCGTGTCACCCTTAGGGCCCGTAGCCCCAGTAGCGCCAGCAGGTCCTGTAGGACCAGTGTCGCCGGTATCGCCTTTAATGCCCTGCGGCCCTGTAGCGCCAGTGGCCCCAGTGGGTCCAGTAGCACCAGTAGAGCCCGTAGGGCCAGTATCTCCAGTATCACCTTTAGGGCCCGTAGGGCCAGTTGCACCCGTAGCCCCAGTGGTACCCGTTGATCCTTGCGGTCCTGTGTCACCTGTGTCTCCTTTCGGACCTGTTGGTCCAGTGGCCCCTGTAGCCCCTGTCAGCCCCGTAGGGCCTGTCGCCCCTGTTGCGCCTGCGGGTCCAGTTGCCCCGGTTGGCCCCGTGGCGCCCGTTGCGCCAGTTGGTCCAGTAGCACCAGTTGCGCCAGTCGGACCTGTGGCGCCCGTAGCTCCGGTAGCACCAGCTGGCCCAACAATAGTAGTAGCATCCAGCACCTCAACGGTGTGGACGACCTCAGAGGTGGTTACCTCATTTAGGGACTGCTGGACTTCTACCTGATCGCTCACGCGTGTGTAATCTCCGGGCTAATGTTTAGCTTGCCCTGAAGGATGCGGCGCACCTCTCCAGTCGATGTCTTCTGAATCTCAATGTCGTAGTATGCAGTCGTAAGAGTTGACGGAGAGATCGCCGTGGTGTTGGTTGGCGTTACGCTGAAGATCAGCACGCCAGTTGCCTTGTTCGTCTCGTCAATGGCAATCGTTGGGCTGCCGCCCTCTGATGTCAATACTGTCGACGCGGCGCTCTGTGACTCACGCACTTGCATGCGGAAGGTCCAGCCAGTCAAGTTCACTACGGTGCCGGAGGCGTCCTTGTAGGTCACAGTCAGCTGGAAGGTGCTGCCCCGCTCAACGGTAGTGTTATAGATTGGTGCTGCCATTTACTTCCCTTTCTACGGTAGGATGTTAGTGCGCAGTTTGATTGTCGGATCAGGAGCGACGCTCTTATTCCAAACGCTCTGCGGCTTGTACTTGTTCCCAAGGATGTCTGACCAGATGTAGTCGCCGATCTCTGAACCAGCAATTGATCCGCCGATGGCGCCGAAGCCGCCGCCAAATGCGCCAATTGCGCCGCCAGCAAGTCCACCGATGGTCTGCAGAATGGATCGCCCGACGTCGCCGCCTAGGGCAGCGTTGAGGCCGATGTTGGCAACCGCGCCAGCGACACCAAGCTTAGGGGCAATGTTCTTTGGAGCAAAGTTCAGGCTGTTGAATGCGGCAGACATCGCCAAAGCTTCTGGGCTGAGGTAGCCCTTCCATCCCATGTACGCCACGTCGGCTAGCGCACCAGCGCCAAACCCGCCGAGTCCGTGCATTGCGCCCTTGGAGCCAGGAGCATTCCGCAGTGGGCGGCCCACTCGCTCAAGCATATCGCGGATTGATCCGCCAGTAGCGCCAAGAAGCTTGCCCTGCTCGTACGGGACCATGTCGTACTCATCGCCAAAGCCCTCGGAAAGAGCCTGCCCTGGCGAGTATTCGCCGTCGTTGCTGGAGTCAAATCCGATGACCATTTTCCCGTCCTCGCCTTTTGACACCTCGCCCTTTGACTGGTCAATGCTCTCTTGGCCAGGAAGTGCCTGCACGTCAGTCAGCTGTCGTAGGTCAGCCATGTCCTTCCAGCGGCCAGACAGCGCTCGCTCAAATGCCCTGAAGCCTCGCGTGCCCGGGCCAACCATGACCATAGCTCGGAGTCCCTGCTCGCCGCCGATAGCGTCAACGAGAACCTTCTCCTCAATACCAAACTCGTTAGCCAGCCACGAGAGCTGGCCGGAGAGGTACTGCAGGTCTTGCTGCATCATGATGGAAAGGATTGGCTCGCGGATGGCATCCCAGTTTTCCCGCTTTGCAATCTCTAGCAGGCTTCTGCGCTCGCCACTTGCCGCAAGATCTTCTCGGCCGATAGAGACAGAGTACTTGCGTGCCTTGTCAAACTGATCACGGGCATCGGCAAGAGCCTTTTTGACTTCTGGGCTTTCTGGCCTTGGACCTGCGTCTGGATCTGCTGGGTAGTACTTCATCACAAGCTCTGGCATGCCGACAAATGCTTTGATGATGTCCCCGCGGGTAACGCCACCAGCGTTTGTGTCGGATGGGAACTCCTTGCCGGACAGGTGTGAGAAGAGCTTTCGGAACAGGTCAAACGACTCGGTGTCTGTTCCGAAGAAGCGCTCTGCGGCGTCAATGACGACCTTGCTGTCTACTGGCTCTTGATACTTCTTGTAGGCGTACCGCATGGTGGATTCTGCGCTCTCTGTTGCAGATCGACCAGACTCGCCTTCTGGTGTCGCGTAGTAGACGTTCCTTGCCTGCTGCTCTCGGGTCTGCTGGACTACCGACACGCTGACGGCGTCAAAGACCTCGGACATTGCTGCAAGCATTGCGTTGTACACGATGCGCCCCCGCGGAGTTGTTCGGCCCTTAATGCCAGTACCAGTAGATGTGTCAATGATGCCGGCATCAATCAGGATATTTCGACCAGCTTCTGTGGCCATGTCGGTAGGTGCGCCGCGCTCAAGGAGAATCTTTGGCTCTGTGCGGCCCTCTTCGCCAGGCTGGGCCTCTCCGTACATCGTCGCATACACAGCCTCTCCCTTGTACTTGATCGGGATGCGCATGTTGACGTCTTTTGAAATCTGGTACGAGTAGTCATCCCAACCTTGGTATGCCAGCTCAACAAGCAGTGCAGCCTTCAGCGCTTCAGGCATAATTGGCCTGCCGGATGCTGGGACGATGTCGTTGCGCTTTAGGACGCTAAGGACGTCGGAATCCTTGACCTCAATCTTCCCCTGTAGCACTTCGCCAAGGTCTCGGCCAGCGGTGTTCATGAGTTCAATGTATGCCTTAATCGGAACGCCGGCATCTTGTGCTGCCTTGAATACAGTCTCTTGGTCGCGGATGTTCCCGAACTCTTCTTCAAACGATTCAAACATTTCAGTAATCTTCGGCTCTTGTGGCGGGAGATCCTCACCGATTACGTCGCCAGTCATCTCTGCCTGCAGAGCTCGGTACTCTTCCTTGCTGATCTCGTTGCCAACTTCGTCAAAGAATGGACCGTTGGCCTTTCGGTCAGCTTCCATTGCATCCGCTTCAGCCTCGCGAGCACGCTGCTCCACATCGTACTCTTCAGCAAAGTTCGGGACAATCGGAGAAGTTGCATCAACAAGTGGCTTCCCTACACGGAAGACACCGCCAACCCTGCCGGCCTGATACGCAACGTGATCTGCCAGAATTCGAATGTGGCCGCTAGCAACATCTGCTGGCATCACTTGAAGGTTTGCTCGCTGTACGTCAGGGAGGACCGAAACAACCTCCGTGTCTCCTGCCCCGCGTAGCGGCTGGAGGCTGCCGTATCCCAAAGACTGACCAGCTGAGTAGGCAATCTTGAGGATCTCGTCTGCCTCAATGAACAGGTCGCGCACTGCCTTGTGCGCCTTACCTGGGTCCATATCGGCGAGTACGCGCTCAAGGTCTTCATCCCATCGCGAAAGCGCCATAATCGGTCGCGGGTTCGTTGGGTCCCCAGTGAAGTCTAGCGACTCGCGCTGAACTAGGTTGCGGGTCAGCAGTGGGTTTGGTCCGCGGTCTGCGGAGTAATTGACAACATCTAGTACTGGGCGAACAGCCAGTGCAGGAACCTCTACGTTGTACCACCTGGTAACACGACCGCCGCCAGTAATGTCAGAGGGAGTCAAAGCTGCCCGTCCGCCTGACCGGCGAATCCGATTCTCTTGGTTGGACATCCTCGTGTACAGTTCTGCATCTTGCGTCGTCATTGCTGCCTTTAGCGCCGCTGAAGCCATACGTGCTACTGGCTGACCGCCGTTGTGCCACGTCTCAGTTTGATAAAGAAGGTCAATGTTGTCAATAAGGAAGTTAAGCTTTGCAAGACGGATGTCCTCAGAGTTTTCCAGCGTTGTCGCAAGTGGCTTCTCGCCTCGAGCATCTAGGATCAGCTCGCGCTCAAGCCGCCCAAGTTTTCCGCTCTTGTCCGAAACCTTAGACGGAACGTACGCCTTGGCAACTTCTTCTACTTCAACTCGTGCGATCTGCTGAACGAGTAGGCCGTCCTTGCCGCGCACGATTTTGTATGGTACGACTTTCGGCATACCAAAGGCAAGTTTGTAGTTCTCGTCTGCATCAATAATCGCTCCGCCAGGAAGAGCTCTGAATGGAGACACGACGCGAACCTTCGGCTTGCCCTTCACGACGACTTGGTCCGAATACGGGATTCGCGTGTACTTAGCAAGCATGCTGCTTGGCAAGGCAACGACTGTTGACTTCAAAATTGAGCGAGCCAACCGGGCACGAGTAGTAAGTGTTTCTTTCCCGTCTGCCGCTACGGTT